TAGTATGGGAAAGGGCCAGTCTATGGAAAGGTCAAGTGCTACACCACTAACTGTAACAGACGGAAATGGCGCTATATCAGGTGTGTACCCCTCAAGGCGAAACTTACCAGGCTTAACGCACATACAGTCAGAGAGGAACTCAGTATTCCTACTCTTACCTTCAGCACGTAGGCCTGCTCGAATATTTCGTAGGGGAGTCTCGAACTCTCTCATTATGCCTCCAGCTGCTTCAAGGTCTTCTGATCGTACTCAGCATCTATGTAATACAAACAAGATGCCCAAATAGTAACCGATGCGTCTGCAGGTTCTGCCACTAACTCAATAGATAGCATATCACCCTTATGCACATCAAGTGTCCAGTCTGCCTCATATCCAGTCGGTTTACCGATAAACTCCCCATACGACCCAGGTGTTTTATCATTTACTGACTTGACCTTGATGCTTACCTTCTTCACAGTACCTTCTACTTTTATAGACAGACCTTTCACTTGTCCATCTGCAGGGAACATATACTTCAGAACTGTTCCAGATCCTGCAATGGATACCACACTACTAAGTGGCACAGGTGGAACAACAAGGTCTATCTTTCCAATAGGAGATCTTCGTATAAACTTCCTTCCGTTTCCCATCTTATCACCCCTCTATCTGGTCTACTCCAGTTGCATCTTCCTCAGCCACATCCTTATCCATCTCACCCAGGTCATCAGATAGTGGAACCATGTGATCTTTCATGCCTTCTGTATTTCGGTAGACACGTTCGAGCTGGTAAAGGGCAGCACTGATAAGCATCATAGGCTCTTCCTCAGTCCAATACGACTTCGTCTGCGTCCACGTACTTCCTGACAACGTGGCAGATAGTGTGGGACTGAAGAACTTTCCCACTATCGAAATCGTATATGCGGCATCTGGAGGAGGCATCACTATTATGCCGTTATATGTATAGTGGTTATCTGCTACCAACAAATCTTCAATGTCAGATAGACCTGTGAAAGTAGACGTATCTGGATATGGACGGAGGTTAGCAGGTGCATAGTATTCTGGCGTATCTGCATCTACACTCGACAGTATCTCACCATAGTAAGCACGAAGGTCTGCAAGCGTACACTTCTCCAGTTCTGTCCTACCTCCATCAGAGTCTGTAATCCATACTTCATCTACGAATCGTAGACCGACAGACTTTACAATGATAGTGCCAGCTGCGAGAGTCTGAACACTCTTCCCAGAACCCTTTCGGAAGCTGGACTTCCTATCAAGCATACGCTGCCCTGCATTGAGGAAGAAGTCAGCACCGTCATCTTGATAGTCTGCCTTTATCAAATCATATCGTCCACTGAGTTCAGCAAACTTCTTACGTATATCTTTATATTCCATGTTACCCTCATACCCACATGATTGTTGTGTAGGGGCCTCATGTAGACAACCCCTACACTATGCCGGTTATTGGAGGAAGCGGTTCCGGCTACGAATCGTGATCTTGTCCAACACCATTGAGGAATCCACCAGTAGATGGATGATGATACTCCAGCCCTGCCTCCGTCAAGAACTCCTCATTGGTTCCATCAACACGAGCACTGTTAGTGCCCGGTGCTGCCTGTTTCGCATCACCCTCACCGTAGAAGTTGGTGTCGTCGATGTAGCGATACTTGATATTCTCAGGTTCGATAACAAGCATGCTATACCGCAACGTATCTTCCACGTTGAAGAGCGGATGCGTCTTCAAATAGATCGTGCCGAAGGGAGTAACCCACTCACTCACACTGATACCATACGCTTTGGTAGTAGTCGTAATGGTAAAGTGGGAACCAGCCTGTGCCAGTGCATTGATGCCGAGAAGGGCACCAGTACCGCAAAGGGCAAGCTTCTCACCTCTCCCATAACGGAACATAAGCTCGAGGTAATAGTTAAGCCACTTCTCACCACCACCACTATCAAGCCAATCCTTCCCGTGGTAGGTGGCATTGAGGGTAAAGTCACTCACATTGCCAGACGCATTAGCGCGAATCATTGTGAGAATACCATCAGTGGTACGCTCAGGCTTTCCACCAGTTCCAGTATTCTCCGTCTTTACGCCGAAGATGAAAGCCCTCTCCATCTCAATGGAGTGATACTCGAGAACTTCACGCTTCATCTCCTTATACGCATCACCAGTACGCAGTTTGGTCTTCCTCGCTGTACGAGACAGACTCAGAGGAGACCGAAAGATCTGCGTATAGTTATACATCTTCGTAGGATCGAAGGAAACACCAGTTGGCATAGGTGCACCTTCCTCGTTAATACTGCCTACAATGATCGCAGTATCGCAATCACTCAGGTCCTGACCATATGAGCTGTTATTATCAGCCTCAAGGAGCTTAACTGCGATAGACGATGAAGAGCCGTTGAGAGTACGGTCGGTAACCTTACCAACAACATCCACTGTGAAATCAGATGCATCCCTGAGTAGGACCTGATGGCCAACTCTGAACTGTGCGACACTGGCTTCGGCACCTTTGAGGTACAGAATGGTGCCAGCAACTCCACCACTTGTATATGCAGTGGAAAGAATCGCATCTGTATATACGCCAGTGACAGCCATACGCTGCGTTGCAAGCGTCTTCGTCCACCAGTTAAACTCAGGGTCAGTCAGAGCCTCCCCTTTCATTTTGCCGAGAATGGCGGTAAGAGGTGCAGTTCCATTAGGGTAGAGCAGTAAGATGCCTTCCCTCCAACTTTTCGGTCTCCCGTCGGTGACCCAGTCTCCAGTTCCTCTCATTCCAAGAAATCCCATAATGTTAAGCCTCCTTATCGTGTGAAATGATCTTTGATGAAAATTTCATCAAAGGTTACGTGTTTATATACTAATCACTCAAGCCAGTCTTCAACGGCAGTTTGTAGAGGAAGTCAACCTCAACGGCCTTCGCACCATTCATCGTGCCTGTTGGTGTGTAGAGGCCATACGTTGTCGAGAACGTACCTGCCTCATCCCCACCGTCAAACGAACTCTTGATCTTCCTGTCATACACAGCACCAGGCGCTGCCACCAAGCCAAGAGCAGGACCAGCTCCGACTGCAATGGTGTCATCTGTTGTAGTGACAGTCCCACTCACGAGTGCCCATGTCGCGCTTACAACCTTCGCAAATGCTTTCACAGTATACTGCGAACCTGCACCAGTGAACGTCACCACATCAGTGATGCCTATTCCATTCTGATCCATACCGACAATTGTCACAGTCGCGCCAGTGATGGTTGCGTTAGCATCAGTCAGGACAACCTTAAGGTTACGGGGATAGTCCAACTGAGCTGCAATGGTGAGAGCACCAGCAGTCAAGGTTGAAATCGAAACCTCCGTTACAATAGCACATGCACTCGCATTTGCTGCAGCCACTATCGGCTTGGCAAAAGATGCATGGCCAACTAACATCAACTCCCCAGGTAATCTTTGCATTATATATCCTCCTTATTTCTAATTCGTCTCGCAGGTACACCTGCCCATATCTCACGTGGTGGAATGTTCTTGGTTACAACACTTCCAGCTCCAACGAGTGCACCTTCACCTATGGTAACTCCACACACAACTGTTACAGCAGCCCCAAGTCTGGCTCCTCTCTTCACAACCGTGTGCTCCCAGTTCTCCCTCACAGAAGGTGGGAACCTATCATTGGTGAAGGTGCATCGTGGACCTATCCATGCTTTGTCTTCAATAGTCACACCTTCTGGGATAAAGCACATTGCACCTATGCGTACTTGATCTCCAATTTCTACACTGTTTCCTATTTCGGTGTATGCACCTATACTCACATCTACTCCCAGTTTTGCAGTTGGATAGATGTTAGACGGCTGCCACACCTTTACCCCATTCCGTACCCACTCTTCGAGCTGCTTATAGTCCATCATGAAATAAACCTCCCATACAGCTCAACCATCTCTAGTGCAGTATCCTTGATGTCTGGTACATCAAGAATATCTTCTCTAGGCTGTGTATCACCTTTGAGAACCTTAATGAGGTAGTCAGCCATCACACGCTGATCTCCCTCAGGAATCCAATAGTGGGCGTATGGATTACCTGTGTATGAGATCAACTTAGTTCCGCACGCTCTCGCTTCAAGTGCTGCCCTATTGAAGTCTCCATATCGCACAAGGCCTATGTAGAAGTCGTTAGAGCAGTAGTTGTTACGTAGGTCCTCATGGCCAAACACTTTACTACTCATATAGGAATAGAAAGATGATCCATTCCTATTCGCAAGAGGAAACCATACTCTATGCTGGTCATGTGGCATGTAGTTAAGATGAAGTCGTGCATGTGGCACTTCCTCACACACCCAAGGCCATGTTATAATGAGGTCAAGAGGCCACTTTATTTCATAACAGTTCTCATGTGAAAGTACAGATGGATTACCTGCAAACTTGCCCCTACTCGGCTGTGGGTGCCAGAATGTCTTATCCAAGCCAAGCGTTATGCACTTCACAAGTGTGTGCTTATCACACAGAGAACGCCATATTGCCTCATGCCGAGGCCAGAATGTAACCATTGCATCTGCATGTTGCATCCAATACTGGATGAGCATAAATGCATCTCCATGACCGTACGATCCTTTACGTACCTCTTCCGCTGTGTCATGTAGTACAACTTCAGGCGTCCCATGTCCTACCCATATGACAGGAGGACGGGGACGTTTACTCCACACGCTTTCAGGTAGATGTGTATGACCTATATGGATTTGGGCTTCTTCTACTGCCCACTCCAACAGATCTTTCGGAGAGTCAGCCCACACGAGGCGACTGTCCAACCCGAGTTCACGTTCTGCCTTTGATATTGACTCTGCAACTCGATGCATACCACTACTGTTTCCCCAAGTCCAATGTGCTACTTTCATTTGCTTCCTCCCTTTTACCATTCAACCTGTTAAGTTAGATATGCGGCCGACTTCATCCTACTGGCAAGATAACTAACGTATGACAGGCCAATGGTACTAGCATCAGCAAGACTTGTTACCTGACTAATAATGGCATTCTCATCATTTCCCCTGTCAGTGTTTACACTTGTAACCACACTATCTACTCTTGACGTCTCACTTACGACCTTCGATGTGATCGTACTCTCATCTATACCACGATCTGTTACCTCAGACGTGACAGTAGAGTCGACACGACTCGTCTCACTTGTAGCCTTACTCGCAAGAGCACTCACACCACTGGTGATAGCACTATCCACACGCGATGTCTCGGACGTCACCTTCGACGTGACCGTGCTATCCGAGGCAGTTAGTGATCCAGCAATAGATGTCACATCAGATCCTCTATCTGTCACTTCACTTGCCACTGCACTGTCAATACGTGATGTTTCAGATGTGATCTTCGATGTAATCACACTATCCTTGGTTGTGAGAGATAGTGCAGCCGATGTAAGACCACTATCAACACGACTGGTCTCAGAGGTGGCCTTGCTTGTGATGACGCTTTCATCACCTCCCCTATCTGTATTCACACTCGTGACAACGCTGTCCAGTCTGGAGGTCTCCGACGTAGCCTTCGATGTGATTACACTTTCATCTGAACCCCTATCCGTGTTTATACTCGTTGCAATACTGTCAACACGTGAAGCCTCAGACGTCATCTTTGACGTTAGAGAACTGTCAGGACTACTCAATGACAGTACTGCAGAATCAACTGCCGACATAGACGTAGCATCATATGCAGTTGCACCTGCACTTTCCGCTCGACTCAAGAGAAGGGAATCTGCCCCATCATTGGGCAGGACACCTCTTCTAGTGATGTCGTATATACCTTTGTCAATATTCTTCATTCATTTTACCTCCCTATAACTCAGCCAATTCCATTATCTCGTTCGAAAGTTTATCCAACGCATCTGCCCTTGCTCCAGCAGGTGCAGGCCTACTCCCCGGATTTGTAGGCACGAAGCCAGGTGTCGGTGCTGCTGCAGGAGGCGGCGCTCCAGGCGCGGGTGCTATGGGCGGCATCACACCTGCCTCAGCAGCCTTCTTCAACTTCAGTCTCGTTCTCACCTCCTTTTCACTTTCATCTAACAACTCTGCCAGTGATAGTTCTGGCCTCTTTGCACTTATCTCATTCGCTACATACCCGACGAACTCTTTGTACTGCAACAGATCCTTATTGCTCTGGTAGAAGTCCTGAATGGTAGACATAATCGAGACCTGATTACGTGCCATAGGGATTACTACCTCGGGCAGTTTACGTAGTGCACCTTCCACAGCCTTCACAACCACGCCTGTCATGAAGGTGTTGAAGGCTTCTGGTGTCTTCAGCACTTTATCAATGTCCTCGTCCTTCTCCACGAACTTGAACACCCCATCTACTATAGGCGCGGGCGGTTCTGGCGCTGCACCAGGCGATGGCTTCTGTGCACCAGAGACCATCTTCATCAGCTCAACATTACGGGCACGCTCCAGTTCCAACTCAGTTGGCTCAGGTGCAGGCGGCTCCGCTGGGGGAACAGCAGGCGGAACAGGAGGTTCAGCCGGCGGCTCTACCGGAGGTGTAGGTGGTTCAACAGGCGGTTCTACAGGTGGCTCACTCGGCGGAGCGGGCGGCTCTGCAGGTGGAGTCTCCACAGGTGGTGCAGGTGGCTCCGGATCAGGTGGTGCTGGTAGAAAATCACTGAATGTCTCTTGTAAACCCTTGTTCACTTCATCTTCCATCATTTGCTTCCTCCTTGTTTGTTTGTTCTTCCTCTCTAACCATGCTATCTGGCAAGGCTAGAAAGTAATCTATCTCATTCATCGCATTTTGTATGCTTGCTATCTTAGCCACACCTTCCGGCGTCAGTGGACTAAACTTACGAAAGTCATCATTGTATAGTGACATACGCTCTTTAAGTGTATCTTCTATCTCCTGCCATATCAAGGAGTCTTTAAATTCCCTTACTGCTCTCTTACTGAAGAAACCATCGTTAGACATTACCACCACCTCCACTCATCATCCCTGGTTCCACATTTACGCCAGCCTGACTTGCAGGTACCAAGTTTCCTGCTTGCACTCCTTGATCTATCTGTCCTTGTGGCCTTACTATGAACTGGCTTATATCCTTCGCCCCTGTTAAGCGAGCCACATGCGCGAAGATGCGAGGCACATCAAACGTCTGTGCGAGAGCAGGATTCGTTGTTGTCAGCAGCGTCTTCAAGATGTCAGTCCACACTTCTACATACTCTCCACCCTGCGTAGTACCATCCCTCATCACCATATCATATGATGCACTTAATTGTTCAGGCGTCACCTTTACCCTATCTTGTCCAGGGAAGGCCTTCCTCACTTCACTCTCCCAGTCTCCAGTTATACGAACCCACTGTTCCTGTGTGGCCAGTTGCTGTGTATGACTAGCGAACATGTAGCCAATGTCGAACATGGCCTGCATACTTGTCACTTTTGCAGCCCTCGCCAGCCTACTGATTGCACTACTACGCGTACCACGTACCTCCTCAGCAGTGATGCGTTCTGCTGTCTTTCGTATCACACCCTGGATGCTATCTACAGAGCCAGCGATCTGTGCTATTATATCCATAAGGTTAGACGAGTCTGATATATGCCCTTTTGTTACGTCGTCTACTCTCAACTGCTTAACAGCATTTTCAACTCCACGTCCCCAGGCAGCTCTTCGCATCCTTATAAGCTTCCCAGGCTCAGGGTCCTTCAAGTCGTTGATATTTATAAGCGAAGGGTCGACTATCAACATATCATTGAGTGACTTACGCACGTTTGCTATGTGACTATCAAAGAGCCAATTCAGTGCATGCTGAAGACCGTAGACCAGTTCCAGTTTTGAGATTGGCGTAACAGAGTGCCCATCAAAGTCAGGTGCACTTACAGCAACTGGAAACATATTATGGTCTAGGCCTAGTCGCTTCGCAGATATGATGATCTTGTCATATGCTACGCCGAAGAGCCACTTCTCTGGACTCTCGCTATTCCCCAGTTTCCACTCCTTTGGGATGAGGTCTACATACATCCACGTTACATCAAGAGGTCTTGTTTCGGAGGAGTTATATGCCTGTCCAGTACCCCACTTTGTTCCCCTTCCAGAGTCTGAGATAGACTTGTTGAATTGGCTATACATACCTCCCTGACTCTCAGCCAAGTACTTCACATTAAATATGTCCCCTCTGCTGTATAGTTCCATATTCAACATCTTTATATACGATGTAGTCTCAATCCAGCCAACATACTCACCGGACTGCGTCTCATGTATAGGAACACTTGGGTCTGGAAGGTAACGGTAAGGGTCAATATTCTTCAACATATTGCCTTCGTATACTATGGACTCCTCCTGTGTACGCTGCTTAGTGCCTCTCCCTGTAAAGGAACTGAATAGGGAGGAGAGGAATGATTCCTCCTTGTATACAGTCTTCATCGCTCTATCAGTTGTCCAGAGCGGACTAACAGCGCCGAAGCCATATGCGAGACTATCCCTAAACATCGTGTGTAGGTTTAAGCCTACCTTCTTTCGTAGACATTGCAGCTCGATTACCTTCTCCAGCAGCTGTGCAGGTACCACATCGTTCGCATCGACGCCCTCATACTTAAAATAAGGTGTCTCCAGGAAGACAGACGTGAAGTATGTAAGAAGCACTTCAAGTGTTGCATATGATATTGGTACTACCACAGCAACTGGCTTGCGATCATCTGCATCTTTTATCGCCTGTTCTGCGTCTTTTACATCTACATATGCGGTTAGTACCTGGTCGATCTTCTTCCACGCTGGATAGCGCTTCTGCATCTCCTGACTACTCTCGAACATTCGATAGTAGAGTTTTGTTAGAATAAGGTTATGCAACTCACTCGTTGGACGTAGATCAAAACCATCTGGATACCTATAGTCGATATTAGCAGACCCAGTGTATCTTGTCGGTGCTACATTACTTGTTATTATAGTTGGCATTATGTTCCCCTATTGTGAAATTTTCACCGTAGCGTTTATATCCCATGGACTGTTAGGCGACTCTCTACTACACTGTTTAATGTTGACTGATATAGTACGTTACTATCTACACGACTATCTGCCTTTGACGTCATGCTTGTTACTGCACTCTGCGCCACACTATCCCCACTGGATAGTGTAGATGTAGTGCTACTGATAGCACTCTGTAACTGACTATTTACACCACTTTCCATTATGGTAGAGGAGTCGACTACGCTATCCACAGATGATGTATTTACTGAACCGCTATTTATTCGACTATTTAAGCCAGATGCAGTTACGCTAACAGATCCAGGCACCACTGTATTGAACTCTTGCAAGCGTACAACATGCATACTCTCCGTGGCAGATTCTGATATCTTCACCTGTGGTCCGTAGAATGGAACGTGCGCCTCTGCATCAGGATACACGTTCGTATCTTCATATAGATAAGGGCCATTAGATGCATTCCAGAAACTTTGCTGTGTCACTATGCAACCCTCCAACCTTGCAACGGCTTGACATCATCATATCCTGCTTCCAACTCGTTGAGTTCCTTATCCACCTCTTTCGCATACTGCTCATCCGTCTGATCGTTCGCACCTGTGAAGTAGCGCTCACCAGCCTCTAACAATTCTATCACATACGCAAAAGCGTCCATTATATCCCATCTCTTACTTCGAGGGAATGACAACAGTTGCGCCTCCATCTGTGGTGAACATGTCTCATTATGGTAGATGTAACCCATGCGGTAGAAGGGGAGGAGCATGCTGATTCGATTCTCCTTCTTATCCCTCGCCTTCAGCTCCACGAGCTGATAGTACTTCTTCCTCTTCAACATCTCGGTTGTTATAGGGTATGTTATGAACTCATTTAATGAGGTTACTTCATACCCTATAACCCGAGCACGCAGACGATCTGCCATTGCGAATGCCCTGTCATATATTTCATCAGGGTGGAAACGTCCAGCGTCTATATCCCGAAGGTAAATGCGTGGTGCAGATGCATCTACGCCTATACCCACTATCGCACTATCAGCCGATTCCCAGTTCGTTGTCTTTGCAGGATCTATTATCACCACGTTCTCGAGGATTGGTAGCGTCTTCTTCCTGAACTCCTCATCCGCCTCATTGTAATAGCGGAAGTATTCCTTCCTAAAGTTCGTCTCCTTACCAACTGGCATACCCCTATATTCACGATAGAAAGTGTCGAGTAGGCCCTGTATTCTGAAGGAGTTGTACAACGCTTTCACCTCATCATCGGAGATGAAGTCTGGCCAGTTGCTTCTCAGATCATCACTACACAGATCGAGTTCGACGTGATGCCACGTCTGGTCTGCAAGCAGGTCAGCAAGAAGCGATGCTTCATGCAACAGAGTGCCCACTACGACAACCTTCCAATTTTTCTTCGATCTATCTATACTGTTCAACACGTCAGCGAAGAACCACTCCTTCATCTTCTCCCTTTGCTCTTCACTCCTCACACTTTCACTATCTTCCAGATCGTCGCAAGGGATGAAGTCAGGACGGTAGTTGCCGAAGAGGATACCACGCACCTGCTGCCCAGCACCACGAGGGAATACGAGTGTCTCTCCGTTTGCGATCCACATCTCCTTGCTGAATGTAGGATCAATGCCATCTGCGTCGTTTGTCTTCACATCACCGAAGAAGTGACGGACTATACGATTCGTACGCAGTTCACGTTTCAGATTCTCCGACTGCATTATCGCCTGCGTTGACGTGTTGCTTATAGGGACGATAAACTTCTTCTCCCTAAACAGGATGTGCTTCGCCGGACTCGCCATGTTCACCGTGCTCGTCTTACCCCAGCCTCTCGGAGCTTTAATTACCAACTTCTGAATCGTAGGGTCATCCAAAGGGGTGAAGATCTGATCGTGCAAAGCACTAAAGGGCCGATCGAAGCGGTCAGGGAATAGAACCTGAGCGGTCATCTTTGTCGACGCGTAGCACTGTGCCATTATGTCTTTTATATCTGTCATACTATCCCCAGAATGTAGTGGTTAGGTAGGGTACAGCAGCAGCTGGATACAGAGGATTACCTAACGCGTTCACAGAATATGCAGTTACGAAATTACTGAAATAGCCAGTAGACACTGAATCGAGTATTAACATAATAGCATTACCCTTTGCATAGTCTGGCCTACTCACTACCTCACTTATAATGGCCGCAATATTAGGTGTTGACTGAACAACTCCATCATTATCAGTAGGTTGCCACTGCACAGTTGCAGTTGTTAATGTGAGAGCAAGAGCCTCTGCCCTATTTGTAGGTGCAACTGCGTCTCCTATATCATTTGCATATATATTCACCTTTGAGGGTGCAGCGCCTGAATATTGGAGAAATGACATTATGGCAGAGTCAATAGGTGCACTATTCTGCACTTGGTAGTTGGGAAACCTTATCCAAGATCTTGCCTTATTAATTGATGTAGATGTTCCAAACTGTGTTACAACACTCGTGTTTGTGTATTCAGTGTTTATAAGTCCACATGATCCATCATCTCCACTTACAACTGGTACAATCTGGTTTGTCTGCTGTACAAGTCTAGGGTTAGTCCAGCCCTTTGTACCGCTGATGTTAGGCCACACTATGTATGCCGTTGTATCTGGATTCGTAGGTATCCCCATTCCAGCAGCCGCATCTTCATCCCAGATGCAGCGCCACCTTCCACGCACATTTACCCAGCCACCTTTGAGGCGTTTCCAAGCGTCACCTACATTCACGTATATGTCACTATATCCGCTCATATATCACGTTGTGTATTTGAAGTAAAGTGTACCATTAGGGTATGTAGATGCAGGTGTAGGAGCTGCACCTGTGCCAAACAGCACGTTCACAGCAACCGGATCTGTCCCATTCGCGTCACCTGTTATTTCAAGGCTTTTCAATTCAATCTCATCCTCTGTCTCAAGCGCAGAACCCGCAGCATTTACCCTTACAACCTCCTTCGCAACATACGCACTTGGTGTATCTGTCAATGCGAGGAATGATGTGATTAGGTCAAGATAACCACCATCTGTGAGATAGACTAACAGCGCTGCAAGATCTGCATCCATGATAGTGTTGACCTGTTCTGTCACTTCAAGCGTACCACTATCTCCATCAACCTCTACGTATGTGGGAGACTCTGTGACCTCAACGTAGTAGTCTGTCATGCCGTTACCTCTTTTGATAATGTAATATCACCTTCAAGAAGCCGCGTTATAGTCACACCATTTACCATCTCCAAGTCGTACAATGCCTTATCAAAGTTAAGTGCTGCAGTCTCCGTCGCTGTCATCGCTACTATAATCGTGCCAGCCACACCACCGAGTGTGATATTCGGACTTGTCCCTGTTGATAGAAGAGACTTAATAGCAGTCGTATCGTCCTTGGTCAGTTTAATAGACATACGTGCTGTGTATCCTGTAAGATTGACAGCAGTCTTCGTGCTATCCTTCCACGTGAATGTCTTGCTAAATGTCGCACCCTGCTCGATTGTAAAATCGTACTTTGCAGCTCCCATCATGTCTCCTTCAGTGAAAATTTCACCATAGGTTATTTACCTGTATCTGGACCGTAAAAAAGATCTGGCCTCTTTGCGTTTAGTATATGCATGAGCTCATGCCCTGCGATGAAATAGCCACAGTTGTACTTGTCACCCTTGCTGCATACTAACCATATCTCGTATCCTTTGCTATCAGGTGGCCAAGCTGCGCAACCATCTACTATCCAACTTTGACACTCCTTATATGGTATCTGTGATGCACTCTCTACTACATGCACATCAAGACCATCTATGTGTACTACATCATGCTGTACCCCGAACAGGAGTATGTCACCAAGAAGAAGAAACCAGCCAGGAGTAGTGCAAATATGAAGCCGTATTTCATCTAATCACACCTCATCGTGCTGAAATGGTGAGGGTGTACGATGCTGAATTGGCATCCAGACCGTCGTTTGAAGTCCAGTTGTAGGTTGACGACCCTTGAGCGTCTACGATGCGGACACCTGTCGCGGAGGGGGAATTAACTTTCTTTACGGCAAGATTGGCAACCGTAAATTCCGCGATAGACGCATTTTGGAACTGCAACACCCCTGTCGCCGACGTTGTTATCGTTGAATATTTAGTGTTCGCACCATTTACGGAGTTAACGAATCCGCCGAGTTGGGATCCACCAAGATTAGCTTTTTCAAGGACTGTCGGAGCCGTGCCACTCGTCAGTGTTAAATCGAAGCTGCTTTTATACAAAGCCCCAAGCGTGAAAACGATTTCGTCTGCCGTTCCTGCAACCCGCGATGGAGAGGTTCCTGTTGAAATGGCATGAAACCCTGTCGAGCTTGCTCCGTCAAACGTATCGTAAGATAAGTTTGCACAATTCGAGACATTTAAGGCGGTGCCTAAGCTCTCTCCACTCCCCGCCGCCTTAATCCATCCGACAAGCGTCTTGCCTCCTGCGGTGAGGGTTGCTTTGCGGTTAAGGTACTTACTTATATCTTGAGAAGGATTTGTAATAAACGCAACCCCATTAACAGTAGATAACTTGCACGTAAAAGCTGCATCTACTAGGACAATACCCTTACCTTTAAGAATTGATCTTCCCATCACATCACCTTATCCTGCGACCCAAGTGCCAGAGACAGTTGCACAGTACCAATCGTAGGTACCTACGCCAGTCTGAAATGCCCTGAATGATAGAGCTGCTCCGGCCACTGCTGATACTATGCCAACATACCCATTATCTGCTCCAGCTGCTCCATCCAGATATATCTTATCATTTGTCCCTGCAGTGATTTGATAGTATTTCGCCACTGTAGTGCCCAGGATAACGTCAAAGTTCATCCCTGGACCTATTGTGGGAAGCGTAACCACCGCGTCGTTTGCCTGACCATAGTTGTTAACCAGCCCACCGTACACCTGATCCTGCGTGAGAGTAGCCGTGGCTGCAACAGCACTTTCTGGGATCTTGCTTCTCCCACCTTGTGCCCTTGTCACACTTGACCCTGTTGTGGGATAAGATGCATTTAACAAGTTACTGGAACTATCGTACCACAAAGACGATGTGATGCCTTCCGGTTCGAGGGCGAGGGTGGCACCAATCTCATAAAGCAAGAAATTGTCAAACGCGCCACTTGAGGTATCGCCAACCGCTACAAGTCTTAATCCACCCGTAGTTGAGGCAGTAAATTCAATCGTCTGCCCAGTTCCATTAGCCGATACCGTTCCAATAGTCTGAGTTCCCCCGAAATCCTTGATTGTCCATGTGGACACAATGCTTGCAACATCATAAACAAGACGGTATTTTTTGCCGATCACCGTGGTAGCATTGGCAATCGGAAGGGTGCAGTATTGCGCCGCCGCATTAGCCGTGGCTGTAAGAACGCCGCCCGTTGTCTCATCGTAAGCGTTAAGATCAACATTCGCCCAATTTGATGCCCCTGCAAAGGTCGAGTCGTTGCCTGTGATGATAGAAGTCTGACTTCCCCACTTATCCGCAAAGTTTATCCCGTTGCGGTAGAGGTCAAGGACTTCGGCGGCTGTGAGGGCGCGGTTGAAAGTGGAGGTGAAGTAGGTTGTGCCAGCAAATCTTGTCGCAGCATTTCCCATGACGTATAGCGGATCGGAATTGCTAATCGTAACGGGGGTTGCGGCAGTTATGGCGATTGATGCACCGAGTGGGTATCCATCCACATAAAAGACCACGCTTCCCGCCACAGATGCGGTTTCTCTGGTGACAACACAGGCAATTTTGTGTGCCGTGCCATCAATAAAACTATTGGCAATCGTACTGGTATAGTTCGCTCCGGTGTCATTCTTGTAGAGTGATAATGAAATAGTTCCATCGGTATTTACATATAACGTGTACCCCGTATATGGAGAAGCCCCCTCCATTTTGCGGAAAAAACGCTGTATCGCACTCGGTGTCCAATCCGGTAGACTACCCCTCCATACAAGGGTAAAATTCCCCGTCCCGAAATCTATATTGTCATTATCCGCAACCTGAATCCCATTGCTACCCGCAGCCTCAGCCGTCATGTAAACGCCCTGGCTCGGTATCCTGGGATTGATCGCGCTGTCCACTTCGGACATGAGGGAGATGGGCGAGGAAACGCCTGACTCGGTGCGTTCGTGCAGACGAGCCATGCCAGCCGCACTGTTCATGTCTTGCGTCCACATAGCCGCAGCATCAGCCGGGGAAGTGGTGGGGGCTGTGCCTAAAGCCATTGCGAGGACTTTAGCTGCGGAGGTGCCGAAGGTGGCCGTCCCTATTCCGAAATTACCGTTGCCTAAAAGATAAAGAAGGTCAGTCGTATAATTTGATAGTTTGAAAACCGTCTCAGCCGCACCCAACGCTTGCCACGTCGTTCCGTTCTTTTTCCCACCTCTCAGCCATAAAGCAGCATAAGTATCAGTCGGGTCAGCCGCACCGATGATACCGGTAAGACGCAAGGCCCCGGCCTGATTTGCGTCGGTGAGGCCGTAGATATCGAGACCGCCTATGGTGCCGGAGATGGGAGTAATCCAACCAAACCCAGATGTAGCAAGAACACCTGTCATGCCATGTGCTATATCATCATCAAGAAGAATAATAGAACCATTCTTCGATGTAATATCTGTACCTGTAATTGCCGCTGGCGTAGTTCCACCAATGACTGTGTTGTCTATTGTGCCGCCGTCTATGTCTATGCTACTTGGATCGTAGCCCTTTCTAATCCCACCTATTCCATCCATATACAATCCTCCATATCCGCTCGCACCCTTTATATGTTAATACTCAGGTGTTATCTGAAGGCCACCTGCCACACCATTTGCTGCACTGATAAAAAGGAGATTCTCAAGATTCTCTCTCCCCACAATACGCCAACTGTCACCACTGAACAGTGTATGCCCAATACCACTTGCACCCTGCGTAGGTGTCGCATTGAAAGCCACTCTTATGCTCGCAGTGTCAATTGATATGACAGCTGCACATGCACGTCTACTACTCGCATCACTTAACAGACCTGCTGTGATACCAGCCGCTGTATCAGTTGATGCTATCCTCGTCGTAGTACCCATCGTTCCCATCGTTTCAAATACTCTACTCATCGCACGCCCTCCTCTTGCATATGTTCTTTGATGAAAATTTCATCATAGCGTTTACCCCACGATCTCTTCGTATGTCGCCATCACCTTATATTTGTGGAAGTATCCAGGTGCCACTATTACAACACCGGTCTTCACCTGTCGGCAGATCCAATCCCATCCTCTATTTATCCAATTACCACTCTCCTTCTCATCGAAGTAGTCCTGTATATCGAAGTACACCTGTGCCGCTTGCCACTTTGTCACCACTGGCCTGCTATCTATCCTACAGAGGTAATCATGAACCGCGCCTGCTTCTGGATTTGATCCCCTCAACAGTGGGACACTCTCCAGATCGAATATGAAGCCAACTGGAATCTCACACCACATATCCAGTATGGCTGAGCGGAAGGGGAACTCTTTTGTCGTGCATACATATCTACTATCACCAGGAATGAGCTCAACCTTGAGTGGCATCGGTACTTGTGTCTTCATATGCACCTCCCTATTAGTAGAGCCAGATCGACCTTGCACCTTCATTGATGTCACAGTGGATGAAGTCCTTACCTATCCCAATACGTTTGAAACCCACTGCGATGAGGGCCGTTATCATCTTAAGACGGTCAGGCCCGTATGTGCACTTTATGTCAGCTGCTTTCCCAGACGTATGATTCGTGCTCGTGCTTCCCACCTCTGCATTATGCTTTGGGCATCTGTACCCAGATGTTATCTTGAATGGTATATCTGCAATCGCACGGGCGCTATCTACCATGATGAGGAATGTATCGTCCATCTTCACCTGGCCACAACACTTACACGCGAACTCCTCTTCTTTGAAATGCAGCATATATCACCTCACGGTAGGATTAATGACATTAAGATGAAAGAGAATACGAGGCCTACTATTATCAACTTCCCTGCTATCTTCGTCTCAATCGCCACTATGCGTACGCTGTGGTCTTCGATCTTACTCTCCATCTTCTCATGTTCCTGCTTATTCGACGCACAGTGATCGTTTATGGTATCGCGTGTCTCCTTCATCCAGTTACGTATAAACCATGCTACTACTCCTATCAGCATAGTATTCCATATCGCATTGCCTAGAACGAATTGAGACTGCTCGACCATATCACTTCTCCTCTTCAGCGACCATATCAATTGTGGGACCAGAATCAGAATCAGCTCCAACCGCGTATTGTCTCGCTCTCTTCTTTATATCATCTATATCTTCACGTGTCAAGTGTGCATGCACATTCTCCGTACTTATCTTCTTCACAGGTGCAAAGCCTGCCCTGTCGAGTATATCCTGTGCTGCCTTTAGTGATATGGTCTCAGTTGCGCTCTTGACGTGCTTCTCCATCACCTCTACTGCATCAAGTGCAATCTCTTGTATCTTCCTCGCTACATCTACCGATTCCAGGTCCCGTGCAGCACGCAACAGTTCAAGTTGACGCTTCACAATCGGACTATTCGCCGTATATGAAACCATCACCTCTGTGACGCCAAGTGTAGCAGCGATCTCAACATGCTTCATCCCTGTTACAAGGAGGCGCACTATTTCGTGGTGAACATCCCAAAGATGTTGAATGTTATACTTACGCTCTCCAGTTGGAATCCTGCCCATACCTCTCACCCTTTAAATATATGATATATGGTAGAGTGGTCTACTCCATAGATGGATGCTATACTTCTGTATGATGATCCACCATTGTGAAGTCGTTTAATGTCTTCTAAGTCTTCAAGTCTTATCTTAGTTGTTCTCTTATTTCTTCCTTGCTCTTTCGTTGTAGCCCATCTACAATTTTCAGGACAGTAATTACCGTCATTATCTTCACGTTCAAGTGTATGTAAACTAGAAGGCTTCGCACCCATATCAGATATGAAGTTCTCTATGTTAAGCCACCGTTCACATACTATAATCCCTCTACCTCCATACCTATGATAATCAGAACAAATAGGGTCAAGGCAGCGTCTAAGCATACGAGCCCACGTTTGATAAAGAGGGTGGTTATAGTAACCCTTCTGTAATGTCCCATGATAGCATCTTCCCATAACTGTCTCCTCTGATGGCACAACATTAACACGATGTGCATGTAGACGTCAATACCTGTGCATGAGATATACACACATATATAAATGAAATTGCATCTGCTTCGCCTTCACATAAGCATACATATACGCGGGCTCTGATGAAAATTTCATCACAGTGCACATCGCACGTCCACTAACACGCGTGCATACGCATCATACGCATGCAATAGCGTGGGCGATAGCGTCTAGGCGCAAATGTACAATATTGTGGGATTATATTTCTACATACAAATAGGACTACCGTCTTACGCGCGCGTGAGGGTGGCACAATCCCCCTCTCGACGTGCGTGTGTTTGCACATGTGTATATGTGGGTATTTGACATTTGTTCTGTTTCGTGGTGTAATTGTTTCACGTTCAACGAGTTCTTTCATATAACCACTCGCGTACTATAACACGCACGCATGTGAACATCTATAT